GATTAATAATGGCTTACAGTAATTATAAAAGAAGGAGAGATGAGCGTTTTTTACAGCGTAAGGATGAACTTTTGGCGGATGCGAAACGATACAATATCAAGTTTCCATCAATGGAAAAAATGAGACAATTAGTAGGACAGCATGATGATGTAGCTGATGACATAATTGTATTAAGGTATATAAACGCTTTTATGTATAATTTAAAAAGATGATAATTAAACCTTTTCATTTTTGCGACTTTTTTTGAAAGTCCAATAGAATATTTTATAAATAGTAAATAGGGTAGAGTAGCGATAAAAAAATTATAAAAAAATTATTAAAAATAGTTTGTCTAATATATAAAATGTTTATATAATATATTAAACTAAAAATTAAAAGGAGTTTTTAATGGCAAAAGAAAAATTAACAAACGAACAAATGGAATTAATTTTTGATACTATGGAAAAAATATATGTAAAGGAAATTAAAAGAAAAGATGGTGTAAATAAATTGTTGGGAGAAATACCAATATTTAGCCCTAACTCATATCAATTTTTGTATAATACATTTAAAAATATGAAAGATGGTAAAACATATAAGAGAGGGTTTAACAATGAAATTATAGAATTCTTTATTAATAGATTCGGTGAAAAATATGGAAAAGAAATTTTAAAGAAAGCTTTAGAAGCGACAAAAGGAAATATTATATATTTATATGGACAAGTAGGATATAAGTCAAAAGGATTATTAGAAATATGTAAAAAAATAGCAGAAGAAAATAATATAGATATTTCTTTTGGATATATAGAAAAATTATTTAAAGATATCATATATACAAAATATACAAAAGAAGATTTTTTAAAAGAAGTTTATATAACCGATAAAGAATACGATAAACTTAAAAATTTAATACTTGATAAGAAAAATATTATATTGCAAGGTTCTGCGGGAGTAGGTAAGTCTTACGCTGCAAAAAGATTGGCATATTCTATAATCGGAGAAAAAGATAACGAGCGAGTAAAAATGATACAATTTCATCAAAGCTATTCTTATGAAGATTTTATTATGGGTTATCGTCCAACCGAAAAAGGATTTAAATTGAAAAAAGGAGTTTTTTATAAATTCTGTAAAGAAGCCGAAATGGACGAAAATAAAGAGAACAAATATTTTTTAATCATAGACGAAATAAACAGAGGAAATATAAGCAAAATTTTTGGCGAATTATTTATGTTAATCGAAAACGATAAAAGAGGCGAGGAATACGCTTTAGAATTGGTTTATAAAGACGATGAAAAATTTTTCGTCCCAGAAAATCTTTTAATGTATAGTATGTTAACCTTTCTCAAACTAAACTACTCCTTAAGATAAATAATAAAATACTTGTTATTGTCATAATTAATATTACAATAATTATAATCCAATAAATCATTCTTAACATAATTATATTATAACACAGAATTACTCTTATGTCAAGCCCTCGATTCCTTTATCGTTTCATATTTTCATATATTCTATATGAAAATATAGCAAGGGTTAACTTTTTATAATACATATCATACATATTTATGTTAATAAAATATAATTTTGTTTTTTTTAGTCAACTGGCTGGCACAACCCCCCAGTGCGCCCTAAAGGGACACCCCCCTTTTTTAAGGGGGGTTCGCACGATTAATTTTTACTTCGTAAAAATTAATTTTAATTAAGCTATTTCTTCTACAAAGTTTAATGACATATAACCAAGCTTTTTATTTAAATATTTTTCATGTCTACTAATATATTTAAACTCTTTAACTAAACAACGATTTTGGAATATCTTATATAACTTAGGATGTTTACTAATATCATAATAATCATTAATATCATAAAAATCAAACATAGTCATCGGAGTAATATTATAATTTGAATACAATGTTTGTATATCGTCATCTGCTTTAATTAAGCTATACTCTTTGATTTTATCTATAATATATAATCCGCTTTTATCAATCCATTTAAGATAAGAACGAGGAATACTGACTTTAATATTATTATATAATATATATAAACTCTCATATAAACTTAATTTATTATCTAACGCATAACGCTTACCTATTCCTTTACTCATTACTCGATAAGGCTTTTCTCTTTTATATAATAAAAAATAATCTTTACGATTTAAATAAGTATGGAATCCTTTTAAAGTATATTGACTACAATATTGTATCGATTCTTTACTACAATATCCTATGACGATACCTCCTTTATTCCATTTATCATAAAGCAACTTATCAATCTTGTAACGAGCTTTATTTGATTTATTTACCTTTCTTATTTCTAAATGATTTTCATTGCGAATACCAAAAACTATTAAATGATAGTGAGGTCGTCCATACTTAAAGCCATATTCTCCAGCACACAGATATTTAAAATTTAATCCAGCTTTCCGTAACCGTTTTAGATATAATTGCACGTCTCTACGATTTAGTGAGTAATTGTCTGGCAAGTGTTGGTTATCATAAGTAAGGGTAAGAAATATACTATTCCGTTCGTTATAATAACTCCATTCATGACTTAATCGCATAGTCCACTCTCTACTTTTTTGAGATAAGCAAGCTAAACATTTTCCGCAAGGAACAAACATGGAAGTCTTATTATTCTTTATTCCACGTTTAAAATAATAATTATCGAATGTAAGCATAACAGGACGATAACACTGCATATTATTTCCAATCCTTTTTATCTCTATTTTTTAAATAAGATTTAAACTTTTTCCAATCGTAAAGATTTTCTACGCCAATACCTCTAAGATATTCTCTAGTTTCTTTATCCAATTTTAAAAAATCGTCATTATCAGAAAAAGTATTAAAAATCTTATTAGCAATCCAATTGGCACTTCCTATTATCCAGTGCGGTTTGTCATTGCTCTTAATTTCATGAAACTCATTATAAAAATTATCCCAATCTTGAGCTACAGTTTTACTAATATTATACTCCTTCATAACTTCATTTAATTCAGATTGAGACTGTAGATTTTTCCGATAAGATGGTTGAGATTTAGCAAGTTCGTTATAATAATTGCTTTGACTATCATACATAGCCTGCAAAGAACGTTGAGTATTGCCTTGTTCTGTTCTCAACTCGTTCTCACTCTCTATAGCGCTTTCTTGTTTACTATTCAAAGAAGATTGAGATTTAACTTGTTTAATCTGCGCTAACTGTCCTGCTATCTGATTACCGATTATTTCTTTTTCAAAATTATTTAATCTCTGTCCTTGAGCGCCTCCAGAAACAGTAGAAGCGCTAGCAGGGGACACAGAAGCTTGAGCAGAATCTCCAGCGGCTAAAGTTTTTGAAAGTCCAGCGGCTTGCAGATCAGAAGCTCTTCTCTGAACAGCGTTATCCTCTCTCTCAAATAATTGAGTATTTAAACCTTTTTGATATTCAAATTGATTCTTTTGAAAATCAAACTGTTCTCTAGCAAAAACTTTATTCCATTCATTTTGCTCTTTATTATAACGATTATTTAATAATCCTATAATTCCATTTCCTATGGATGAAGCTCCATTTACTACGCCAGTAGCTATAACACTACTTATTAAGGGATCTAATGCCATTTTGTTCTCCTTCTATATATTTAAATAATAATTCATTATTTTTTAGTCGACAATGTGGTGTCAATTCGCTATATTAAAATTAAAATCAAGTAAATATAGCGAACCTGCGGGTTTCCCCGCAGGCTATAGGTTAAATATTAAATTGTCGGCTTACTATCTAACTGCTTTTTATATTCATTTATAACATCTTCTCTGAATCGTTTGTCTGCCTCAAGTTGTTTATACTCGTCAAGTAATCTTTTATATTCTTTATTAGCGTCTAATTGTCTATTATACTTATCAAACTTTTCTTTTAGTAAAATATCCAAATCTGTTTTTGATAAATTTTTATCAATATGAGAAACAAAGAAAGAATCTAAATTAATATCTTTACTTGAAAGAGCTTTTCTAACTTTTTCAATATCAACATTATACTCGAAATCTTTAATTTCCTCTAATCGCCTACCAGACGACATTAAACGAGCATATTGCAAGTCAAGTGGAATATATCCGCTACGATCTACATTATCTATAGGAGAAGTTTTTTCTAATCGCATATCTCTTTTATTATATTTTTCATTAAAAACAGTATAACTCATTAAATACCTCCATATACATGATCAATTAGTCCAGGTTCACTTATCAACGGCAAAGGCCTTAACGCTTTTATATCAAAAAAGAAATTACATATAAAAGGTGGTTCATCTTGAACTTTAAATATATTATTATCTGGTTTACATTCTATAAAATCGCTATTAAATGAAGGTTTACCAGCAAACTTCCTAAAATTAAGATAATAATCTAATTTATCATACAAATCACCACTGACATATGAATTACATTCTCTTAACTCGTCATACCTACCAGCATAAGCAAATATTTCACTATCTGCAATGCTTCCATCCGCATAAATCTCTCTATTATAAATACTTTGAAAGCTTAAATTAACAAAATGAGGATTAAACTGTTCTAATAAAGTTCGTCTAAACATTGAGCGAGGCAATCTATCTGTATATACAGCAGGCGGTTGAATATTAGCAAGAATCATAATATAACCAAACTCGACTACTTTATAGCTTCCACAACTTCCAGCACTAACAGAAAGACCATGTCCGCTTTGATTTCCTTGAGGATTTATATTATCTCCAACTTGAGTCTGGGCAGTAGCTATTACTTCGCTTATTTGAATGTTAAAAGAAGTTCCACCGATTCGTTCAGGTATTTGTAATCGAGCATCTGATGGACTAACTCCAAACTGAGACTGCAAAAACTCTATATATCGACTGCCTGCCATCATAAGTTTAGTCATGAACTTTTGAATAGCAAACATATCACGCATATCGTCTACTGTAAATGTTCCTACGCTACTTAAATCAAAACTATTACTGTTTAAATAAGCAAGAAAATTATTTCTATCGACAGATGTGGTTCCATAAGAACGAACTGCATCAACTCCAGTGCCTCCGTCTATAGATAAAACTTGATCACCTGAATCAGTTTTTTGAAGATATAAAGGAGTTGAGGGAAGTCCGCCTTTGATACCCATAGGTTTTAAATCGTCTAATATTCCATTATAAGACGTTGTCCATTTCACACTACCAGTTCCAGTAAGAGGAATCGCAGGAGCGGTTCCTTTTTGTCTAGAATAATACGCAGCGGTATAATAATCTTTTTTCCAAGCTCTATAACATAAATCTTGTTTAACGCTATTATAATAGTCTATAGGCTCCTGTAAGTTCTCGTCTCTAAACCATTCGTTCCAAATAAAATAATAAGCTCTACGCAAAAAATCAGAAGGTCGAAACTCTTTTAAAGCTTTTGTGTTAAACTTTCTACTAAATCCGAACATATCCCAAAGACTATGAGGACTAACATCTACGTCTGCTAACGCAGCGTCTGGTTGAGTATCGCTTTCACACCAAACTGGAGGAGTTCCTACATAATTTTTTGGAGGTATAGTGCCTTGCTCTATAGTAGTAATAAAGTTTTCCCAATCTTTCCAAAGTAAGCGGGTAGGCACAAAAAAAGCTTGTAAATCGCAGGTTAAATTATTTAATATAGGAGCCACCATAGGCTGAACTCTTACTAAAGCTTGTGTATCTAAACGAATAATATCTCCAGGAACACACTCTAACCAAGCGACAGGGTAAAGCTTTCCCATTTCCATAGTGGTAAAATGATTGTGAGATAAATCAAAAGCGTTAAGCTTAGGGTTAATCTCGTTAGTTAAATTATAATCCATTTATTACTCCTTGAGTGAACTAAATAGTGGGTTTTCTTTTAATTTTGATAAGACATCTTCAGCCTTAACTTCGTAAATAAATCCTCTAATTGTCGGTAAATCGCTAGTATTATCTATACTACCTAAACATAAAATAGAATAATCATCAGACTTAATAACGCCTTGAGTTCTTTTATGTTGTTCTGATAAATATAAATCGTAATCTCTAAATGCGACCAAATCGTTAGGATATAAATCTAACCTACGAAGATATCTACCTTGTCTATCATATAAACAATAAATATTCATAATCTGTAACCTCCTCGTTGAGCCTTTCTTTTTGCTACTTGTAAATATTTACTTGAAGCATTAATTTTAAAATTTTTTATTCTCGGCATAATTATCTCCTTCTTCTTTTTTAAATACAACCAAGTGAACTTTCATTATAGATCTCAAATCTTTAACGCTAATAAATCTCATTTTACTAAAATCTAAAGTCAATTTTAAATGAGAAATTAAAGACCCTAAATCAACTAAATCTGAACTCTTTAACCTTTTTGACATATAATAATCCTTTTTGTCTTTGTTTAATTTTTCTTTTTTGCATAATTATTTTTTAAATTTTTTTATCAAGTTTATAATAGTCTTAACAACTGCGTATAAACTAGCTATTATAGATGTAATCATTGTTATTACTTCTGACTGCTCCATTTTCTTCACCTCCTCATTATTAAAATAAATATCACTTATGGTCAAATCTTCTTCCGACTTTTCCATGTGTGATACAAAATCAGTATAACTGTTATCATATCTATAACCTCCGT